AATTGCCTGCAAGAGAAACTTCTGTAAATTCTAAAGCTAAAGCACTTTATGATAAAGCTGGCATTAATGGTGAAATTAAACTCGATCCATTAAACACTAAACAATCAATTGGGCCTGTGGTAAGTAAATATTCAGATGAAGGCTTAGCAGATGTTTATAAAAACACTAAACTTTCTAAGATTGCAAATTCATTAAACGATGGAGAAGTATCTTACAACGACCTTAAGCAGTTGCGTAGGGATATATATAAACTTAGAAATAGAACTGATCTAACGGCAGATGTTAATTCTAGGGATTTAGATAATTTATATGCAGGCATCACAAAAGACTTAGAGGTTATAGCACAATCACAAGGAAAACTTAAAGAGTTTAGGCGCGCCGAGAAGTTTTGGTCAAAATCACAAGATAGAATTAATAAGTCACTAAAGAAATACGCTAAAGATGATTTGGGTAATGAAAAGATTTACGCGAAGATTGAACGTGCAGCGAAAGACGGGCCGACCGCTGATATTAGAGAGTTAAGAGTTTTAAGAAACTCATTAAGAAAAGATGAGTGGGGCGAGGTTGCAGCGACCACATTTAATAGGCTTGGTGTTAAAAATGGTGAGTTTAATATAAATCATTTTATCACCAATTATAACAAAATGTCTCCTCAAGCTAGAGAGTTATTTACAAGTCATAAGCCTCATTTAAGAAGTTCGTTTGATGATTTAGCTAAAGCTACAGCATTACTACAGAGATATGATAGGGCAAGACCAAGAGGCTCTGCACCGACACAAAACGCTATTGGTTCAATTATGGCTGTTACGGGTGGCGCGGAGGCTGTGCTTACTGCGAGTGTGCCATTGTTTTCTTTACTATTGGGCGGCACAGCTAGAGTTACAGCAAGCATGCTTTCCTCACCTAAGTTTGTAAAAATGTTAGCTAGGGCGCAACGTCTTAAAGCTCAAGAGGCGCAAGGAGTAAATATTAATGTTCCCGCACAAAATTTAACAAGGGATTTTTATTTACTTTCGGCATCCAATGACGTTTCTGCTGTCGATCTTAAAAGTTTGATTAATACACTCGGTCCGGATAGAGCAGTCGCGCAAGAAGAGAATGAATACTAAGGTATAGAGTAATATTTTCATTAAAATTTACATAGATAGAGGGCAAAGCGCGGTGGCTTGAATATTTAATGTTCTCATGCCTGTAGTGCAATTATAGTAGCATATTTTATTAAATCCTGAAACTTGCTCGTTTTTTAAAAAGCATCCCATATTTGAAGGTGGTGCGTTTTGGGGTGCTGCTTGAATTACTCCACCATTTTGAGCGTTTGCGCGGGCTTGCCCGTATCCTTGACCAGCCGACATATTACCGAATGTTTGTGTCGCTTCTTGTGAGTAAAATGGATTATTTCCGTCTGTGGTTTGACAGGAAAAAAGAATAAGCGCGAATACAAGTATAATAATATTTTTCATAACTAACCAATAACATAAAAACAGCATTAATACAACTAGCCTCCTAACAGGGGCTTTTTTTATGAGGAAATCATGGCAGACACAACAAACAAAATAGCGGGTTGGGATAAAGACCCAGCCAATAACGATAGCGCGGCTCCTGCGGGTGCGCCGGAGGGTATGGTTCCAAGCGCAGTAAATAATGTAATGCGCGAAAATATGGCTGTAACACGCACTCAATGGAATGATGCGGAATGGTTTGAATATCGTGATGGTACGCCAGACGGAACATATACTTATGTAGGCACTAATCAATTTAAAGTTACGGGCGCGGACAGCTCCGCACATTATCACGTTGGGCGCAGGGTTAAGGTGATGGGTTCAAGCACAGGTACGATTGTTGCTAATATCACGGCTGTAGGTTTCGCGGGTAGTGATACCACAGTAACGATTGATGATAGCGGTCTTATTAATGAAAGTTTAGTGGTTTACACAGGTATTTTGAGTGCCGCAAACCCATCGATGCCAAATGCGTCCACAAGTATAAAAGGTGCTGTCCAATTATACGACGATTCAGATAGTACTTCTACAGTTTTAGCACCTACTGCAAACGCCTTGAAAGAAGTAAAAGACGCGAGTAATGATGCTACTGTTACATCATTTACGCCTGAATTTGCGGATGCTTCTAGTGGTGGAAATAAAGCTAGTTTCTCAACACAAAAAGGTAGTTATACAGTTCGCAATGGACGTTGCTACATACAAATAGCCCTTACGAACATTAACACTTCTGGAATGACTAGCGGTAATGATGTTTATATTACTGGGTTACCTTTTACTTCAAGAGATGACATTCTTAATTATGCAGTGGGTTCTATTAATATGTCGTCAGTTACGTTTTCTGGACAGGTTGCACCAATTATCCCCCATAACGCAAATTATATAAGATTAGCGGAAACTGGCAGTGGCGTTTCTGCGGATTATATAAGAGTGAGTGAAATAAGCTCTGGTGTGGCGGACATATGGTTGTCAATTAATTATGAAATCGCTTAATTGAAAATAGTAATTAAAAAAGACAAAGGTTGGTTTAAAGCCCTTGGTCTGCATCATGCCGCCATTACCGCTATATTTATACTTATAACTCACTTATTCGGTTTCGGCGATTACGGTGCAGCGATTATGATTGGATGGTACGCACGGCACGAATATGGGTATGGTCCGAAGCCTCCTAAAGTTTTTGAGATACTTGATTTTTTAAGCCCTGTTATTGTTTCAGGGTTTTATTTTTATCTACTATAAGAAAGTTTATTTAATGAGTGAGAAAGACAACACCAGAATTAATACTTGGGGCCATGAGTTGCTTCATTACCTTAAAGGAACATTTCATAATGAGCGATAACGACAATTCTTGGCACTTAGACAAAAAAGTTCCCGTGGCTTTAATAGTAACTTTATTTTTACAGTTGGTTGGTGCTGTTTATGGGTTCGCTACACTAGCGGCACAAGTAAGCACTAATGCAGATAATATAATTAGGACAGAGGCAAACTTAAATAAAAGAATGGATGATAATTACCGGGAGGCAACAAGGCGTTACGGGGTTATTCAAAACGCATTAATCCGAATAGAAGAAAAGTTAGATCGGAAAGCTGACAAATAATGTCAACTCAACCGTTAACGGATGAACAGATAGTTGAGGCTTTCGCAACTTTGAAAGAGTGTGGCACTCAACTCGCTTCTGCGAATAAGTTAGGCATCTCAATAGGTGCATTTCAGAATCGCTTAAGAGTTGGTAGAAATCGCGGTTATAGCCCTGATCATGATATGAAAAATATATCGCCGCCGGGGTTTTTAGTTAAAGGCACTTCTACGCTTTATGATGCGCAAACTGGTGAGCCTAAAATACAGTGGGTAAAGACCGCAAAAGACGCACAAGAAAAGCAGGAAGCACTTGAAGCGACTATTCAGGCATTTAAAGATGATTTGCCACTCAGTGAGCGAGTTATTGCCCCTAAACTAACAAATAGCGACCTTTTAACGTGCTATCCAGTCGGTGACCATCATTTCGGCATGTTGGCGTGGGGTGAAGAGACTGGCGGCGACAATTATAACACAGAAATCGCTGAAAATCTTTTATGTGATGCGATGCAATATTTAGTTAATCAATCGCCCAAAAGTGAAGAAGCGGCAATTCTTTTATTAGGTGATTTTTTACACTTTAATAACAGCAATCAAGAAACTGTAAAAGGCGGGCATACTTTAGATAGTGATAGCCGATTCCAGAAAGTTATTCGAGCGGCGATTAGGTCTATAAGGTTTCAAGTTAAAATAGCTTTAGAAAAACATAAGAGAGTTCGTTTAATTATAGAATTAGGGAACCATGACGCTGATATAATGAAAGTGTTAATGGAAACATTTTACGCGCACTTTGATAATGAGCCGCGCGTTATTGTTGATAGATCACCAAGAAATATTCATGTGTTTGAATGGGGTAATAATCTTATAGGAACGCACCACGGCGACAAAATAAAACTTGATAAGTTACCGGGTGTAATTGCTACAGATTTCGGTGAAATGTGGGGTAGAACAACAAAGGGGATAAGAGTTATTCATACCGGCCACGTTCACCACGACCATATAAAAGAACATTCAGGACTTACAACAGAAACACACGGAATATTAGCTCCAAAGGACGAATACGCTGCGAGTGGTGGTTGGCGTTCAAGACAATCAATGAAATCCATCATATATCATAAACAATATGGAGAGGTGGGCCGTAATACGGTTACGCCAGAAATGTTAAAATGAAACGTAAAGACATATTAGAACGTGCATCTAAATTAATTAGTGATGACCGCGATAAAGAATATGGTTCAGCACAAGAGAATTTTCAAAGAATAGCAGATATATGGACAGCGATAAAAGGTGAACAATTTACTGCCTCTGATGTTGGTTTATTTATGATTGCGGTCAAATTAGCGCGGTTAAGCACAAACCCAAAACATATTGATAGCTATTTAGATATAGCTGGTTATGCGGCATTAACGGGAGAGTTAGAATGATTCCTTATGTTTCGATAGCAAAAAAGATGCGTAAAGATGAAGATTTTGAAACAGTTTTTCTCCGTGTTTCATCTATTAATGGAGTTTTAGAAATCCCCTTAACGCCAGTTCAGCAAATATTATTGGCGCGTGAATTATTAGACGATTTTGATTTAGATAGAATTGAAAACGGATGAATATTTATAAAGAAACCATCATGCAAGATGAGGGGTTGCGTTTAATGCCTTATCGTTGTTCTGAGGGTAAATTAACAATCGGTTACGGACGAAATCTAGAAGATAGAGGGATAACACGCGATGAAGCGGAACATCTATTAGAAAACGATATCAGGAAAGCCGAGAATTGCGCTTCTGGGCTTGTAAGGAGCTTTTGGCGGTTAAGTGACAACCAAAAGATTGCGCTAGTCTCTATGGTCTTTCAAATGGGTTATAATGGCGTATCGAAATTCAAGAAAACTATCAAAGCAATTAATGAACAAGATTACGAAAAAGCATCTATTGAAATGCTTGATAGTAAATGGGCGCGTCAAACACCAAATCGCGCAAAACGATTATCAGAAATGATGAGAGATGCGTAATATACTTTTAACCCTGTTGATTATGGCAATGACGTCATGCTCAACAATTAAACCATCCACTATGTACTGTTATGAAAAGTACGGTGGATTTTGCTACTAAAGGAAATAAAATGTTAGACACAGTAATTTCAAGACTTAAAGAGCCTTCAACTTGGGCGGGTATCGGTGCGCTAGTATTGGCTATCACTGGTGTATCAGAAGAGTTGTGGGGTGCAATTTCTGCCGCAGGCATCGCTGTTGCGGGCGTTGCGGCTGTTGTTCTGTCTGAAAAATCTTCAACAGAATAATGACAGCTACATTCATCCTTAAATGTATAGTTACGACCTTTCTAGTGGGTGCAAACTTACTTTGGTTGGCAATGTGTTTATTTGCTAATGCAATGAGTACAACAGGCGAATGGGATCATTCAACGTGGCCACTTATGGGTGTGCCAACTGTGATTAACTTACTCATTTTATGGAGCATGTGGGAATAATGGAAACACTTAAAATGATAGGCGGGAAGGCCATGAGCTTTATCTCGCCTATTCTTTCCATCTTTATAGAGTTATTCAATGCAACTAAGCAATGGATAGCCGTATTTCTTGCTTATTGGCAGGGAAAGAAGCAAGGGCGTAAAGACGCAATCCATGAGGCAGAAAAGGATATATTAGATGATGTTGAGAAAATTAAGTCTGCTCGCAATGACGATGATTTGCGTAAGCGGGTGCGCGACAAATACTCCCGCAAGAAGTAATTTTTGCACACTGTATAATCCAATCTACGCTGACCTAGAGAATGATACTGAGGCAACTATACGCCAAATAGTAAATAATAATATTATATATGAAGAAATTTGTTAATGAAAATAGATTTCAATATATTAAAGAAATATTGGTGGGTTCCGCTATTCGTTAGTTATCTCGGTGTTGGTAGCTACGTTGAAGGTGCGCGTCCCGTCTTTCATTACCAATTACAAAATGTTGCATGTGTTCAAATTGTCGCGGGCTACATACAAGCTAAACGCGCTAACGATCAAGCTTTGATTGATTATTGGGTTCGCTTGGCTCAAGAGTATCAGTGTTCATTGCCGCCTGTTTAAAAATCTAAAGTTGTAAATATCCTCAATAATGCACCATGGCTTAACAAGAAACCATGGCAACCATTCAGGAAAAGAATTAATCACTTCATCGACTTCAAGTCCGTCTTTACGGTATTCTTCAAGGTCTTTAACATCTCCCTCAAAAGGGAACGTCCATTTCTTGTATTTTCCTCTAATTGTTATTGATAGGTTAGCCATTATTCTTCTCCTTCAACTTGGCGAACAAGTAGTGAATATTTGGGGTATGTGAAACCACACCGAGGATGGTAAAAAGTGTACCTACGGCGCACAATTTCTAACCACCGATATTCACCACCCCCAACATCTACAGGAAACCATGCGAAACACTTATGCCAATTCATTTCAGGAGCGTTAGCTCTAATCTCCGCTATTTCATCTTCTGTTTTTCCATATTTAAAATTCATCACTCTTCTCCTTGTATATGTTCATCTATTAATTCTTTCTTAACAATATCCAATACACCTAGCGCAAGAGCTAAAGACATTTCATTTTCATAATTATATATGACGGATTTAAGTTCTTTACACATTTCTTCTGCTCTAACAGCAGACCGCTTACTGGCAATATGGCTCACATCAAATGGCTTCATCATTCTTCTCCTGTTGGTGGTTCGGGTAGATGTTTCCAGTGGGTAGGGTTAAGTGGAGTAGCTGAGTAACCTGTAGTGAAGCTGTCGCAGCTATTGTCAAACCATGAAGGCTCTTTATCTCCTGAGTACCCGTCATCAACGCGCCACGACCCTAGATGTATTCCCATAGACCACAGCAGTAACATGGTCCCATCCTTCGGTGCTGTATCAATCGGCTGCCAATCGTCTGCGCGGGTGTTCCATGCTTTGATGGCTTCTTCTTCTGTACCATATGGCCCAAATGACATTAAGTGACATAATCCATTAGTACATTCAATGTACCATAAACCATTTATAATTTTAGCCTTTGCATCATGGTTGCAGCATGGGCAGGGTTTAAGTTTATCAGTCATTAGATTTCCTCCCACATTTCCCTATAAGTGATGGCATCACAACAGCAATTTGTACCGTCACAACAGTAATTTTGATCTAAGTCTTTACTCCAAATTTCTCTGTGCCATTCTTTAAATGACCCACTCAATAAAACAACAAGAATTTTTAATTTAAAAATAAAATCAGTCATCTAACAATTCTCCGTTTTCGTGAATGTTGCCGATTACTTCAACTTCCTTTTCTTCTTCGGGTGTTGTTATGTAAAAAGTTGTGTCTCGATCAGTTCTGAGTAAAGGAAGAACTACGCACCCCTCTTTAGTAACTTCAAGAGGTTTTTGTCCTTGTTTATCCATACTGGCTTTTATCATTTCTCTTCCCTCGCTTTCATTATAATAACCACCCACCTAAAAGAAAAATTGTCACAGTGTAGATTGCCAATGGTAGCCATAATTCACTCATTAGGGTTTGCTCTTCTTGATAATAAGGGCTATCTATACAAGAAAAATACATCTCCGATGATAAGGCAAGCATATCATTATAAGGCAATGTCAATTTATGAGTATCATTAATACTTAAATAACACTCACTTCTAGTATTAATATTAAATTCCCAAACCATCACCCTTCCCCTTCTGTAATACCTAACAACCTTTTTGCCTTTAGCATGTCTAATTCATGGTTGAGTTTATTTATTGCCTCTAAAGTTTGTATAATTGTTGCTGCTACAGAAAAACCAGACATTGTTGATAGCATCATTTGTACGCAATACTCACCATCACACACACTAATCTTTATGTGGTCGTCAAAATCATCATAGTTTATTTTTCTTCTCATTTCTCTTCCCCTATCAAAATATCAAGCTCGTCACCAAGATCAGCAAGGCACTTCTCCGCTGCTTTATTTGTTTTGAAGTAGATTGTTAGTGGGTTTTGATAAGCTATACATGTTTCTACACTCCATTTTTTATTAACATTATAATATTCTATATAATATTTACATTCATCACCACCCCAATCAAGCTCATCATTCTCTGCTATGTCGTTCATAGCAGCTAGTCTTATCTTGCCAATGACTTCGAGTTTCTTTTTGTGGTGTTTTGCTTCGGCTATTGTGCGGAATACATTGCCTTGGGATAGGCGGTATAAATCAATAGACGCACATTGCCATAGTTGCGAATTGGTATTATTATTAAAAGTAACAAACCAATATTCATCTTCTAACACAGGCTTCCAATAATCAGACGGTTCATCTGGCATAGCATCCACTTGGGCTTGTAACTCTGCAATTTTATCTGTTAGTTGTTTTTTCGTAGTCATTATGTTTCCTTTCCGTCTGTTCAACTTGAACACACTTGAACACGCTCTATGGGAACAAATAGAGAATATCCCTTGTTTGTTGAATAAATAATCGTTTGATTATAGTGGGTTGGAAATGACACGCAGTCCTGCTAAGGGAGTGTACTAGCAATAGTACCGAGGGTTCGAATCCCTTCCTCTCCGCCATTTTCCCGACATTAATCATGTTTTGTTCCATTTTTTATTTTGTTCAATTTGAACAATAATTTCACCAATCTAAAGCGTTAGCCGCCTCTTTCAAATATTCAGGTGAATGATGCCCATACACCTTTTCAATCATTTCTATTCTATCACCAAGCATCTTAGCTACCTTATCAACTGGCACTCCCGCCATTATCATCCATGTAGCGCACGTATGCCTTAAATCATGTATGCGGCAATGGTCTACGCCTGCGGCTTTTACCGTGTTCTTAAACGCTGTTCGCACATTTTTTAATCGCTTACCGTTATATTCAATAACCCATTTAGACTCCGCGAATTTCCTAGCCATTATTAGCTCTTGTTTAAGGTCGGGCGAAATTGACACAATCGCTCTGCGCTTCTTACCGTGGTTCTTACCGGGCAACGGATAAAATATAATATCTTTTTCAAGCGATACCCTATCCCATGTTAAATCTAATATTGCTGACATTCGCGCACCCGTCTTAAGGGCAAGAAGAATAAACAGTTTAATATGGTTCGACCTACAAGCTTCTAGCACTTTGTTTGCCTCTTCATGTGTAAGCCATCTGTCCATTGGCGGGTCTGCGCGGGGTCTTTCAATATGAGGCGGGTTATCTATCCAGCCATTCTTTTTACCAAATGACAACACGGCGCGGAGCATACCAAGTTCTTTAATAACTGTTCCATTTTTACGACCTAATTTCTCGCGCTTTTTCCAATACTGCTTAACCAAGTGCTTAGTAATATGTTGCGGTTGCGCTTCGCCAAAATGCTCTTTTAATGGCTTTGCTGTATGCTCTAATGTGGCATAGGCGGCAACAACATTCTTTCTATCCTCTAAGTAGGCATCTATCATCATTATAACGGTTTGCTCATTCTCTGGTGGTGCGGCGTTAAGCTTTGCTTGAAACTTAATTAACGCTTGTTCTGCTAATCTCTTATCGCTTGTGCGAGTTGAAAGCTTCTTATATTTTCCGCTGTCTTTATATCTAATGTACCAGTTTCTTGACCATTCATATTTGACGAGCTTTGACATTGTGATTCCTCATATTCTTTAACAGCAGAGTAGGGAATGCGCTTTGATCTTCCCCATTTAATAAATCTAAGTTTACCTTGATTGCATAAATTGTAAATATGCTGTTCTGAAACATGGACTTTTTTAGCAAGTGTCTTTGCTGTGTAATATCCGTCTTCCATGTGATTTCCTTTCTTTATTTCTCTTGGGTTTCTGCCGTTTTTTCGTGAACTTGGCGAACGGATAGTTCACC